ACTCAAACCACAACCAGATAAAAATAGAACGAGTATTAACCATCTCACTATATTACTCCTGTTTATCTGCTTTATTAAAACAATCAAACTGCAAACCTAAATATTCGTTTTCTTCATACTTTTCCCAGTTTGCTTTCTGAGCAATTATTTGACACTGTTGCTCAGTAAATAATTCTTGCATAACATACTGATTACCTGTGTATACCCACTCTTGTCCAGTGTTACCCCACATGCTTATTACTAATACAAATTCTTTCACTACATCAACTCAAAATGAGGTGCATCAATAAATGGTCTACGACCCTGTGATCTACGTAAATCTATATATGCCATCATAG